CAACTATTGGTAATATAACCACACAAGACAAAATGTTTATTCGTTTTTCGGATCAAGAAGATAGAACAGATTATGTGCCTGTATCTACAAACACAGCAGGAACATTTCAATTAGACAGTGGTTCAAAAATAGTTAGTGCAGCACGAGGTAAAGATTATATATTTATCGTGACAGATACCTCTGCATATATTATGCAGTTTGTTGGTCCGCCTTTTACTTTTTCTATAAGACAAGTAGGTTCAAACTGTGGAGCCATGTCACAACACTCATTAGTGCATGTGGATGGTATTATGTACTGGATGGGTAAGTCTGGTGGTTTTTATGCTTACGATGGTGGTTCAGTAAAAAAGATAACATGTTCTGTTGAAGATTTTGTATTTACAACGCAAACCTCCGATGATTTAGGATTTAATTTTGGTCAAAGTGAACAAGTCTTTGCAGGCTATAATACTTTATTTACTGAAATAAATTGGTTCTACTGTAAAGATGGGTCTACACAAATAGATCGATGTGTAACATTAAATTATAGAGAAGGGTTATGGACAACAAGCTCTTTAGCACGAACAGCATACAGTGATAAGTATGTATTAGATAATCCATATGCAACAGAATACAATGCAACAGGTTTACCTTCTGTGTCTATTAATGGTATTACGAATGAGTTCGGTGCAGCTACATTATACAAACATGAAACAGGAAATAATCAACTTGATGTATTAGGAAATAAAACTGCAATCAACGCATTTATTGAGTCAGGTGATTTTGAAATGCCAATGGAAGGCACTGCAGGTGAGTTTTTCGTAAAGATAAGAAGGTTTATACCTGACTTTGGTAAATTAGATGGTGATGCTCAAATTACGATAAACCTTAAAGACTTTCCGTCTGAAACAGAGGCGTCTTCACCGCTCGGACCATTTACTGTTACATCGAGCACAAAAAAAGTTGACACAAGAGCACGTGGTAGGTTAGCATCACTTAAAATAGAAAACACATCAACTGATCAGTCTTGGCGTTTTGGGGCTTTTAGAGCTGATGTACAACCTGATGGTAGAAGATGACAAAAAAAGATCCTAAAGTTGGAACAGGTAAGAAGCCTAAAAAGTCTGGTAGACGTTTATACACTGATGAAAATCCAAAAGATACAGTAAGTATTAAATTTGCTACACCGACTGATGCTAGAAAAACAGTGGCTAAAGTAAAAAAAATAAATAAACCTTATGCACGAAAGATACAAATACTAACTGTTATGGAACAACGAGCAAAGGTTATGGGCAAAACACAAGTTGTTAGTATTGCAAAAAAAGCAAAAGAAGCTTTGAAGAGAGCGAGAAAAGTTGGCTAAAATAAATATACTGATTCCTGAACTGAATGAAGATTATGTGGTGCAAAACCAAAGACAAATAACTTATGGTATAGAAACATTAGTAAATCAATTAAACTTTGCTTACCAAAATGATTTAAAAAATGAACAAGATGCCTTTAACTTTTTTATGAGTCAATGACAATACAATATAAAAATCAAGGTTTTTCATTAACAACCACAGGAACAACAAGTGTGTTAACAGCACCAACTAATGGTCGTTGTCTAGTCAAACAAATACAAGTCCATAACGGCTCATCAAGTGCTGCAGTAAATTTAGCAACACAAGTCACAGATACAAGTGCATCTGCAACATTTAGAATTGATAACGCTGCCATTGCTTCGAATACAACACGACAAATAATATCACAAACACTTGTTTTAGAAGAAGGTGACATTTTGAAAATGACGGCAGGTACAGCTAATGAGATACAAGGTATAGTATCATATGCATTACTTGATCGTTCACAAGAAAATGGGTAATTTTTATTTGCAATTAATAAAAAATATTGGTATTTAAGATTATGGACGTAATACATTGTAAATCAGAAGTTATCATCAAAAATAAAAAAACTGGTAAAGTTTATAAAGATGAAGATGCAGCAAAAAAAGACATCCAAGACAGCTCCACTGACACAAGTGAGAGTGACATACAGCGGGACGTTAACATTATCGTCCCAGAGTTATCATTGGATGGAGAAACAGATTGACGCCATTAGGTGGGACTGAACTTCAGCATAATTTTTTAAGTCAATTTGTGGACAAAAAATTATTAGAAGCTGTGAGCATTTGCACATCTGTACCAGAAAAAATACCTTTATCCAAAAGTAAAATAAATATTTTATGGCAAAAGAATGCTCCAAACCAACCAAATATACAACCTTGGTTTGCAAATAAAGATAATCATAAAAAGTATGATTGGTATGTATTCAACAGTAGTTGGAATTATGAAAAATACAGAGACGCTTTTGGCTTACCAACAGATAAATGTCATGTTATAAAAAATGGTGTAACACATTTTCAAGAAAGGCAAGTGTATAAAAAGGGTGACAGATTACGAATGATATTTCACCCAACACCCTGGCGCGGTCTTAACGTCTTATTGGCTACTATGCAATTGCTTGAAAAAGAAAATATTGAACTAGATGTATATAGCAGTTGTAAAATTTATGGTAAAGATTTTGAAAAAGATAATGATGAACAATATCAAGATTTATACGACCAAGCTAAAACTTTACCCAATGTAAATTATATAGGGTATAGACCTAATGAATTTATTTTAAGTAAGTTACCTTATTATCACATGTTTGCATATCCAAGTATTTGGGAAGAGACATCTTGTATATCATTATTAGAATCTATGGCAGCTGGCCTTTATTGTATCGTGACTAACTATGGTGCCTTATATGAAACAGGAGCCGAGTTTCCTGCATATGTAAACTATGAAACAGATTTAGTTAACTTAGCTCATCAATTTGCAGAAGGTATTAAAGTATGCCGGGACACGCTTCACGAGCCAGTCATTCAAGAACACTTAGACGAACAACAAAAGTATGTAAAGCGTTTTTATTCGTGGGATAAAAAAGGTTTAGAATGGACACAATTTCTTTCAGGCATAGTAGATGCAAAACAGTAAACCAATTTGGTTAAAAAAAGAAAGACCAGTTAGTTTATTTGTAGCCACACCAGTACACAGTGATGTGTCCATGCACTATGCTCAAACTATGTTGGAATTGCAAAAAGAATGCATGAAAAGAAATATGCGTGTTATGTTTCAAATGATGAAATCATCACTTGTTACACAAGGTCGTAATCTTTGTGTGAGTTATTTTTTAAATACCGATTTTACACACTTATTATTTGTTGATTCAGACATAGCTTTTGATCCTGATGCCATATTTAGATTAATAGAATTAGATAAAGATATTATATCCATACCTTATCCTATGAAGACAGCACAATGGGATACTCTTATGGACAAGATAAGTTCAGGGTATGTAAAAAAACCAGAGGATTGTCAACATCATATGTTGCAATACCCTTTGTTAATAAAAGATAGAAACACAAATATAAAAATACAAAAGGGTGTAATAGAAGCTACGCACTGTCCGACCGGGTGTATGTTAATAAAAAGAGATGTATTTACAAAACTTATAAAAGAGTATCCTGATCGGGAGATCGTACAAAAAACCACCATAGATGGTAAATATATGGACAGACCACATTTTTATAATTTTTTTGATACTTATTATGATCCAGAAACAAAAAGGTATCTTGGTGAGGACTTTGCTTTTTGTAGATTATGGTCAAAAATAGGTGGTAAACTTTATTGTTATGTAATGAGTTACATAACACATGTTGGTGAATTTCAATATACTGGTAGACTCTATGACGAAATGCACGGGGATGGTGTTGAAAGTAGCACGAAATCAGAGTAAAATAAACCTTAAGTAATTACTTAGGAGCTTATATGATATTTGGTTTACCTGCAATAGTCGGAGCAGGACTTATTGGAACAGCAGCATTCGGTGTCGCAAAACTTGCAGGTGCCTCAAATAAAACAGCACTACTAGCTGGTTTAGGTACATTTGGTGGTATGGCTGCTTTAAATGCTATGAACCCAACAATTTTTGGTCAAACAGTAGCTAAAGAAAGTATGGGGGCTGCATTAGGTGGATCTTTACCACAAACAAAAACAGCAACAGATTTAGGATTTATGGTTGGTGGCGGAGGACTAGGCGGCAGTGCAGCACCAACAGTTTCAAGTATAGCAAAAGCTGGTGGAGTAGGTTTAATGGGTGCAACTCCACAAGCGTTAGGAACTGCGGCTACCATTCCAGAAGCAGCTGCTTTAACAGGCGCTGGTGGTATGGAAGCAGGAGGTGCTTTAAAACAAGCTTTTACAGCAGACGCAGCTAAACTTGCAACTCCAGCCTTAACACCAACACCAGCAAGTCCAGGATTACTAGCTCAAGCAAGTGATTTAGTTGGTAACTTGTCAACAGCCGAAAAAATCGGTTTAGGTGTTGGAGGGGCTTCATTATTAAGTAGTTTAAATCAACCAGAACAAGTTCCACTAGCACAACAAATGCCATTTTCAGAAGAAGATTACGCTGCAGCTAAAGCACGACAAGATGCGGCTATTGAAGGTATGGCCGGTAGAGCTGATTATTCGTTTGAAAGACCTAGAACACAAAGTGTGTACGAACCAATCAATCCAATCTATGCTAACGAGGGTGGGTTGATTTCTCTTGCACATTTCTCTGAGGGTGGTGTAAACTATTTACCAAGTAAAACAGATCATGATGAACAAGATTCTAACAATTATGTCAGAGCAACAGGGTATGTAGAAGACGGATCAGGTAACGGAGATAAAGATGAAGATACTATGTTAGCTCAATTAGCCGACGGAGAGTTTGTTTCAAGAGCTGATGCTATATTAGGTGCGGGTATCATGTCTGGTGCGAGTCCTAAAGATTTTAAAGATATGAGAAGAAAAGGTGCTCAGTTTTTTTATAAACAACAAGACCAATTGAAAAGAATTTATGATATTGTAAATGATGCAAATAACGCAAGTTGATAAAGAGAGTGTTGATGTGTATTGGGATAAAGTTAAAAATTGGATTCATAAAGTAGTCAAACAATCACATGGAAGACACAGCCTTTTTACAACATATGAATTATTAAAAAAAGGCACAATGACTATGTTTCTTGTTGAGGAAAAAAATAAATTATGTGCAGTGTACGTAGTGCAGACCATCTACTACCCTGCTAAAATTGTTTTAGGTATACTTTTTTGTGGCGGCAGCAAAATAATTAAAAATGTTAAACAAATAGAAAACTTTTTTATAAAATTTGCAAAGAAAAATAATTGTGAAGGTTTAGAAATTATGGGAAGAAAAGGTTGGGATAGAGTAATTAAAAATAACAACTTAAATTTTAAAAAGACAGGATTTTTTTATGAAATGGCTACTTAAGTTATTACCAATACAATTTAAAATTTGGTTGTACAAACTTTTGTACTGCGACATCGCTGCAAAGGGTGAAGAAGAAGATTGTGAACTAGCTCACATAAACAAATTTGAAGCACAACTTTTAAAAAGAGTTGGAGGTTTAGGTAGAAAAAACCCCATTACTGGATTACGAGGTTACTTAGGTGGCGGAGGAGGAGGTGGACCTGCTCCAGCTCCAGCAGCATCAGCCCCTGAAAAACAAACAACAATATCACGAGAAGCCCCTGAAATAGAAGCTAGAAAATTAGCTTTGTATGATGAAGCAATTGAACTAGCAAGAGAACCGATTGCAGTACCACGATACGAGGTTCCCGGACCTTCGCCTTTACAACAACAAGCTTTTTCTAATATAGGGAGAACAGGTGTTGGTCAAGATGCATTAAGCACGGGTATATTATCAACTATTGGTGCTCAGCAAACAGCCATGTCAGATCCTGACATCAATGCTTTTATGAACCCATATCAAAGATTTGTTATAGATGAAATTAACAGACAAGCTGAGATACAACAAAATAGAATTGCTGCTGAAGCTGTAGCTGGTGGTGCTTTTGGTGGGGGGCGTGAGGGTGTTCAAAGAGCTGAACAAGAAAGTGCTAGATTAAGACAGATAGGTATGGCTCAAGCTCAAGGTTTTGATACAGCTTTGAGTGCAGCACAAAGACAACAACAATTTCAAACACAAGCTCAACAAGCAACAGGTGCACAATTAGCAAATCTAGGTGCACAACAACAGCAAATGGGTTTAACAGAAGCACAAGCTCAACTTACAGCTGGACAAGCACAAAGAGATATTGCACAACAAGCATTGACTGGCGCAAGACAAACAGAAGTTGCACGAGCTTATGAGCCATTTCAAAGGGTAGAATTTCAAAAAGGTATAATGACAGCCTTACCAACAGCTGCATCACAAGTCACAGCCGGTACAGGGCCAGGTGTTAATCCATTTGCTCAAGCTGCAGGTGCTGGATTACAAGCATACGCTGCTTATAACATTTTTGGTGGAACAGGTATTGGTGGCCAAGCAGGACCACGCTAATGTCAGATAAAGTTTTACATAGAAAATTATTTAGACAGAAAGCTTTACAAGTGGGTAAAGTAAAACCTGTAAAAGCTATGGCTGGTTTTTTCGTTCCTTTAGCAGGTAGAACAGCGGCAAGTCCAGCTGCACGAACTTTAGCAGGTAGAGCAAAAGATTACTTAGTTTCAGGTGCACAAAGATTATTTAGGCAACCTGGTGTGAGAAGAACGGGTGAAGG